GACCAAATGCAATATGCAATAGCTCATGCTTTATTAATCCAAACCTATGATCCTCACTAAGTTCATTAAAGAACTCTGGGTTTATAGTTAATTGCATACCAATACCTTTTTTACTTACTCCTGCCGTAGAAATACGTTTACTGTATTGTTTATTGATACCAATTAAAAAGAGCCCGTAAAAAGGCTCTGTGAATATTAACTTTTTGGTTGTTCTTGCAACCTGATCTTGTATGTTTACCATACTATGTTAAATTTAATATCATCTAAAAATTTATAATTTATTATGTTAGTAATTGTTGATCTTAACTCTTTAGTAAACTGTTCTGTAAATATTTTAATGATTTCAGAATTATCTGAATAATGATCTTTAATTGTATTATATAGATTATCCCAGCATATATCATTTATTTCTACAGGACTACCAAAACGCTTATTTATATCTAATCTATTTTTATAATGAGAAAATTTATCTATCAAAAATATATCTTGATGTTCATCTAATATTCTTTCTCTTGTATATTCATTAGATGCTTTAATTAACATAAGTATGTATATTGGATCTAAGCCCATACTTTTTATATTTTTTAACCCAATACTTATGTCATCTTCATGAGATGCGTTTAATAATTCTTTTAAATTTTTAAAATCTGAAACTTTGAATTCTTTCACCATAATTTTTTAATTAATCTATATCATGTAAATAACATTTCATTTGAATAATTCTTTTCTTGTACAACTAGTCTATTGTATGATAAATCATAGCTTTGTTTATAAACATCAATATATATTGAAGCATAAGAGCCTTTGTTATTAACCAAATCACCAGCTGTATCTATTTTACTATCAATTATATCTATTGCCAATTGCATGAGTATGTTTTCCTCACTATTTTTAATTTTTGATGATATGTAATAACTTATATTACTTTTCTTATTCTTACTCTTGTATCTATAAATTATATCGTCTATATCACCACTATCTCCGGAGCCTGAAAAAGTTATTTCAACTTCACTTACTCCTAGATCTTTTAGTTTTGCTATTAGAAGAACTTGTTTCAATCTTTTTTGTATTTCCTGATCTTTCATTATCTTTTAAACTATTTTCTTTTAATATTTCTATATATACACCTGGATTATCTTTATTATACTCATATTCATAAAACATAGGGTTTATGTTATCAGCATTATCATCTTCAATCCATTTATATTTGGTCATATCATCTTGCACTGTTTGTGCAGGATTAATATAATCAAATTTATGACGAGATCCCCTAATAAATGTAAAACCAATTTTAATAGGAAGTATATACTTTTTAATTTCTTCTTGAAACTCAGAAGTATACTTTTGATAATACTCTTTTGTATTTTTACGATAATTCATTACAGCTTTACTAGCAATAAAATACTTTCCTGTCCATCTACGCCCATTCTTTGAGCTTGGTACATTACCTGGTATAAACCATTTCATAATTATTTATTTAAAGTTTGTTTTAATAAAGGCTTTAACATTTTATGTACTTTATCAAAACCATGTTCCTTCATAGCATCTGATACATCTTTACATATAGTAGGTACAAATCCATGAATATTATATCTATCATGATAAACTTTTACAGCTTTCTTGCCTGCATCATCATTATCAAATAATGTAATTACTTTTTGATATTTATTCTTAAAGTTTTGAATAACATGAGGTTTAATGATAGTATTTTCTGAATCAGGACTAATTACATCAATATTGTAACCAATACTTTTAAGGCACATTGCATCTTTAAGTGATGAACAAATAACTAAATATGGCTTGTTATATGATAGCTGATCTTTACCTTGCAGATAAGATTTAACTTTACAGAATTTGTACTTTCTGTTAAAAGGTTGATATATCTTGTATACATCATTATCTTTATCAAAGTAACCATAGCCACACTTAGGGTTTATTGTAAGTGATTCTATTTTGTCTGACCCATCTTTAATTAAATTATAATATTCAATTGGATTGACGTTATATTCAGTTAATAATGTCTTCCCTATTCTAAAGCTTAACCAGAAGTCTTTATCAAGCTTAGTCCACTGTCTTTTTTTTATAAAGTCAACTTTCCATCTATTTATAGATTTAACTTTTTTATTTATAACTTGTGATGACCTATTATATTTATTATAATCTGATGTCAGTTTTGTTATAGCATTATTAACATCTAAGTTAAACAAAAACTTTATTAAGTCAATCTTACTACCACCCTTACCTGTTGAAAAGTCTTTAAATTTATACTGCATTATAGATTTATCTACATATATGCAAAAACTTGGTGTCTTTTCCATAGGATTAAATACTGATTTGATTTTTATATCTTGACCAATCAGTAGTTCAGGTAAATTTAGGTAATGTTCAAAAACCCAAGTACTGGGTACATTTTCCCATTTATCTATAAAATTTTTAGTATTAAACATAAAATTAATGTATTAAAAAAGTGGGCTCAAAATTAATTGAACCCACTTAAATTAATTTATAATATTACAGTTCAAAATCAGATCCTGAAGTAGAACTTGGTTCAAAACTATTAACAACAGCAGGTTCTTTTTTAATAAAAGGCCTAAAATGATTGCTATCAGTTTTATCAAAAACTGTAAGTTTAGAATCCTCTACATCAAGAGCTTCTAAAGGAATACCCATTCTAGTCCTTTTAGGTAAAAATAAATCATTATTTACATAACCTTCTCTATTTTCCCATTCTCTTGCTCCAAGACATGCGTTTATATACCCTGTATTAGAACAAATACCTGAAGCTTTACTCATAAACTCTTCTATAGTAGAAGCTTCAATAGAATCTAGTTCTTCTCTTTTATTAACAGTTTCTGATAAAAATATCATTGCTTTTAATACTTCATTATCACGAATAATCTCATTGCCATTAGGTAATGTAGTATCTTTAAATGGATAAGGAGAGAACCTTACTCTACCAACTTGACCTTCAAAGCGTGGTCCACTTGGATTATTAACATCTTTTAAAAAGCCATTAAAATCACCACCCATAGGCTCACTTTCTACATGAAGTGTAATGTTGTATGCATCCATATCATATGGAGTTTGATCAAATGTAATAGAATTGATCTTAATTTTTTGATTGCCTGTTCCAATTACTGGTTTAGCTTTGCCTGTTCCAGCAGACATGTCTTTAGTGTTTAACATAATTTAGTTTATTAATTAATTAATTATTTATTGTACTTATCAATACAATCTTTTACAAATTGAAGATCATTAGGAATAAATAAATCTTCAAACATACCCATTGGTGATTTACATGTGTTTTCTCCTGAGTTTTGAGTTTCAAAACCGTATTGAAGTACACCATCATCATCTTTATTTACTTTACCAAAAAGAACTATAGAAAATAAACCTTCTAGAGTAAGAGTGTTATCAATCATCTTACCTATTGTTTTTGCTTTAATCTTTCTATTACCATTTATATCAGTGGAATCTTCTGAGTGAGTCAAGAAAAATATATTTAAATCATCTCTTAGATCTTTAGGTAACTTAGCAACTTGAGCTAAGTTAGCTGCAATCTGAGTAAATTTATCATAACCTTTTTCATTGGCTCTATCAAAATATTCAAAAGAACTCATATATTGCCAGTCATCAATTACAATGTTTTTTATATGATCCATTTTGTCATTTACATGCCTCATTGCTTTAATGATACCAGGTGCAGTAGCTGTAGATGTCAAGTTTCCTTTTGGATTATCCTTAGATATCTGACTGTACATGCCCTTCCAACCTTTAAACGGTAAAGGTTTGTTGGCTATATTTATAATAAAAGTCTCTTTTGGGTTTAATGTTCTGATTGAAGTAGACTTTCCTGTACCTGAATCAGCAATAACTAATACGCTGTTTGCCATGATTTATTTATTAAATTTATTGATTACTTTGGTTAGTGTGATTAATGTTTGATTGATCTCTTCAAGCTTATCTACAAGAACAGTAGTTGATCCTTCATCAGGATTTGGTAAATCAAA